TCTACCTTACGAATCTTAACCGTAAAGTCAGCACCATTCCACATATCAAATGGATTAACAGGAGCCTCGTCAGGAAACTGAGGCTGCATAGAGTCCATAATCTTATCAAAGATCTTTTTACCAAAGCGATACATCTTTACTTGACCTTCGTTCTCTGGATTAGATGGATCTGAGATAATTAGTACGTTAGCAATATAGCGAAGATTACGCTTACGCTCACGCACGATACGTTTAGCTTCTTCAGAACCATCTTCGTTCCAAAGCTTGCTATTGCTTTCTGATAAAGGATCAGCTTGACCAATAGAAGTAAGAGACTTCTCTACGTACCATTGACCGGTTGGTCCTTTAAAGAAATGATCCCAATAACGTACCCACGGAGTAGGTGCTTCAGCATCACCAGGTAGAAAGCGAATAACAGCATAGCCATTACCAGCTTTATCCCGAGTAGGTTGCCAGAAGCGTTCGTCGTTACGATTATCGGTTTTAGTTTCACCGGGACCACTAGAAGCAGCTTCTACGAGTTTAGATAGGTCCGTACGGTTAGATTTAAGTGCTGCAAAGCTCATATATATTTTCCTTGTATGTTATAGTATGTTATGTGTATAAGTTTTATCCACTTGATCATTATATAGACTTATTTATAGTTAGTCAACTGGCAATGTATTACCTTTAGGTAAATAATTGAGGTTCATTGCCTCTACCTCAATCTTCTCTTTGATGCTGCCTGAGACATACTTGCGTATGTCTTCCAGGTCTAGCTCAATATCTTCACAGATGTGAATAATAGCATCCATATAACTATACCGATGCTCTCTTACTTTTCCTTCCACTAGTTTTGCGAATTTGTTTTTTGTTAGAAACTGTTCTTTTGCCATTTACCTCATCTGCCATTTCTTGCGTATAGACACCAATATCAGGATACTGAACCCCGACAGTTCTCTTAGGAGTGCCATCTTTGTTATAAGCCATAGTAGTACATCTGTATTTGATCTTAAACTGGCGCTCATCACCATAAAACAGATCACGATAAACTCCATCGCGCAGATAAGCCTGAAGATTATGTAAGTAACCTTCTTCGCAGAGAAAGGCCGCTTTCTGACCTTTCTCTTTAGAGTTCTTCCAACCTCTCATACCAGAGAGTTTATCTTTAGAATTCTTAATCCACTGTCTGATATTTTTCGGAGAAAACATATCGTCATCAGGTAGATTGCGAATAGACTCATGAATAGATAACTGAGCTGCAGGCTTCTTAGCAGCACGAGCTTTAGTAATTCTATCAACTAGAACTTTCTTCTGCTCTTCAGTTAGTTTACGCTTTTTACGAATCTTCTTCATATCACACTCCTCATCATATATAAGTTATTATAGGAACTTTTTACAATAAGTGCAACTGTTAAATTTCTTTATCGTATTCATAGATTTCATATTCACCGTCAACCATCTTAGCTCTTACCATTCTTTGTTTGATAAGTGCTAAAATAGTTTGTTCGATGACCTCTTCAGTTTCATGTCTAGACCAGCTACGACCTATCATAAAAGCAGAAAGAGCAATTCCTCCTAAGAGGAGCCACTGTATAAGCGTCATAGATGTAAACATTTATACTCCTTAAACATCTATTTATCAGGTAAAAGAGACAACGTTCTCTACACGAAATGAGCGATAAGCTCCTTTCATAGTATCAAAAGCAACGATTACCTCTTCATTCACAGCACGAACTTTCTTCTGAGAGATAGGATCATCTTTCTTAGCATCAGGAAGAACATCTTCAATAAGAGTACATTGCATATCGCGCTCTTCACCATTTACTTTTTTAAAGATCACTCGGCAAACACGTTGCTTGAGCTCACTGATCATATATTCACGAGTACACGAATCATTCATTTATATGGGTCCTTTACTTTATAGGTTACATCAGGGTTTTTATTTTGATTCTTTTTCAATTCTTTTACGCCAAGAGTGTGCATAAAGGTAGGATCGGCCATCAGTATATCGATGACCTTCTCCCATTCCTGTACCTTACCTTCGAGGTATTGTACTCTACGATCAATAAATGATATTTGATAATCACTCATCGCATCACCAGAGGTTTTGTATTTTGATTATCATGGTAATCACCTGATTGATAATAATCACGAGATGCTTCTTCTTTAATCATTATACCATTACGCATACGATAAGTTACAATCTCACGGCGAATAACCCCATCGATATCAGCCTTAAAGGCTGCTTTAAAAGGTCCTTCACTCATTAGTAATCACCCCAATCGTTATCCAAGCCAGTAGTAGCTCGAAAGGTTTCACCATAGTACTGCTCGGCGTACTTAGAAGCATCTGACCAATGCATCTCTTCTTTACGAAGCATAGATTTATCTTCACGCTTAACTTTAGCTTGACGCGCCTGCTTCTTCATAAAGTTATCTTGCTTACGCTTTTCAGCTTTACGAAACTTAGTTACTTCTTTTTTAAGCTCTTCCATAAATTGGTCCATTGTAAAATTACCTGCTTGTTTTTTCATACCATCCTCCATCTTTCAACATTTGCTTAAAAGAGATAAGCTCTTCAGCGTTCATAGTAACTTCAGCTCGCTTCAATCCGTTAGCGAACTCTCGTAGAGTATATACTCCTAATCCATTAAAGGCAACTGAATAATGCTTAGAGTCACCAAATTTTTCATTACGATATATCAACCCCAATCCTTCCAATCCATGTTAATAGTTTCATTATACTCATATCCAGCAAAATACTCAAGCAATTCTCGCTTGGTCATCTCACTTTTTTCTATGCGATGAGAAGTAATCGAATCACCAACATAATAATGAGGCTGTTCGCCACGACCATAATAACTGTCAGCCGATCCACGATCGAACGGACCTCCATGGCGGACTGTTTCAGACTTTGCAAATGTGACATCAAGATCGACTCCTTTATAGTTAAAAATTTCTTTTGACATTACGCTACCTCCTTGAATCCAAAGTTAGCTACAACGTGACGATTACCATCTTCGTCTTCGATAAGATCGCCAACCGATACAGAAGCCATACGACCCAGACGAGTAATCTGAGACTCAGGACCAATGTTACCAATCTCAAATACTTGATCTAAACAAGTAGCTTCGATTTTAGCTACACCAGTATAAAGATTTTCATATAGAGCTTTCTCTACCAGACCGATCATTTTCTCGCCACGGAAGTCCATAGCCATATCATCACGAATCTCACGCTTCATGCTTTTTGAGCCAGCATTGATTCCGTCGATCTCTGCATCGGTATAGCGGATTTGATAAACTGTATATTTCATTTCTTATCTCCTTAATATACCTTATTATCGGAACTTTTTGTACTAAGTGCAACTAAAAAAGGGCTCAAACGCAAAAAAGATTTTCAATGATATCAATAAGTTATAAATAAAATGAAAAGAGGTTCAAAATGAGTGACATGTTTGATTTCGG